ATGTCAAATGTAAGTAATGCTGACTACATAGCAAGCATCGAACAGTCCGCTTCTGCAATAGGCGCTAAGCTCGACAGCAGTGTAGTCAAATCTGTGTTTGAAAGATACGGCGCTCATGGCATTGAAGACTTAAACCCGAGCGATCTGCCCGAAGTTTTCAACGAAATATATGCCATTGAAGCTGACCTTGGCTAAGGCCAACCGCCCTGAGTAAGGCGATAAACTGCTCACCACCGGATTCTGCATCACTTGATCACTGATGGCTCAACGGCTCACGGCGGACAAGTTAATAATGACGGCTGCCTTTTGAGCGGGTTGCCGCAGACCGAAACGGAGAACATCTCTGTCGGGCTGTGGTTAGTTTTCTGCACCCTTTTTGCAGCCGAACCCGGAGTCCTCCGTTTCGAGAAATCGAAAATCGGAGGACTTTTTTATGTCAAAGAAAGACAAGCAGTACACCATCTACATCCGCTCCACGAAAGAGAGCATCCCTGTCAACAAGGAAGAATTCGATGCCTACTACCACGACATCAATATCTACCGAATCCGTCAGCAGAGGCACGGTCGCTGCGTGTGTCCCGCAAGCAAGCGGCTCACCTGCGATATGGACTGTCTGACTTGCCCCTTCCACCGCATGGGCGATACGCGTTCCCTCGATTACACCGAAACCGATGACGAAGGAAACGAAACTGCCTGGGTGGATGAAATCCCGGACGTTTCGCCGTTGCTCGAAGACATCATCATCGAGGCTTCCGAAATGAAAGCTCTGTACGCTCGGCTTACGGAACTGATGCCAGAGGCGGTCAAAATCGGCGAGCTGCGGCTTGAGGGGTTATCAGAGGATGCCATCGGCGAACGCATTGGGATCGGCAGAAAGACCTTCGCCTACAGATTAAAAAAGGTCAAAGCCGTCCTCGAAAAAGAATTCCCGGATATTTTTTGAAAAAAGTTTCCCGGATTTTTTCCGAAATGCCCTCCTCATGTTCATGGGAGAGTGTAAGGAGCAAAACGATACCGCTCCTTCGGGAGGTGAAAACGAATGAACGAAGTAAAGAGAGATGCTCTGAAGCCGGAGGAAGAACTCGTTGATGTTCTGCTCGACTTCATCATCGTGTCGGCAACACTGGCAAAGAAAGTCACCCTCGCGGTGAGAGAAAAGCAAATCAAGGAAGGAGCGTACAAAGATGTCAAAAATGAGCGAACTGGATGCCGTGATCAGAGATCTGCGAACTGCGGCTGCCGCCATTAACGATGCGGCTGACACCCTTTCGGAGATGTTCAGTGGCGAGACCGCCGAAGCTCCGGCAAAACCGACCGAGCCGGTTCCCACCAAAGAAGACGTCCGTGCGATCCTCGCAGAGATGTCCAGCCGTGGCTTCACCGCGCAGGTAAAGGAACTGCTCCGTCAGCATGGCGCGGCAACGCTCTCCGGCATCGACCCTACGGAGTACGCCGCTCTGATCAAGGATGCGGAGGGACTCGAAAATGGGTAATCACGCTCTGCTATCCGCGTCCTCATCCCACAGGTGGCTGAACTGCCCTCCGTCTGCAAGGCTCGGTGAGAACTACGAGGACAAGGGCAGCGATTTCGCCGCCGAGGGAACGGATGCCCACAGCCTGTGCGAACACAAGCTCAAGACGGCTCTGGGCATTCCGTCCGAAGACCCCACCGAAAACCTCACCTGGTACAACGAGGAGATGGAGGAATGTGCCAGCGGCTATGCCGCCTATGTGCTTGAACTCCTCGCCGAAGCGAAGAAGGTCACGACCGACCCCATCGTGCTGATCGAGCAGCGGCTCGACTATTCCAAATATGTCGAGAGCGGATTCGGCACCGGGGACTGCGTCCTCATCGCTGACGGCACCCTCAACATTGTGGACTACAAGCACGGCAAGGGTGTGGAGGTCTCCGCAGACCACAATCCGCAGATGATGCTGTATGCTCTCGGTGCTTTGGAGATCTTCGATGCCCTCTACGACATTGACACGGTCACAATGACCATCTACCAACCGCGCCGCTCCAACGTCAGCACCTATACCGTTTCGACCGCCGAGCTTCTCGAATGGGCAGAGACCGCTCTGAAGCCGACCGCCGCTCTCGCTTTCAGCGGTGAGGGTGAGTTCCATTGCGGCGAGTGGTGTCAGTTCTGCAAGGCGAAAGCGGACTGCCGGGAACGTGCAAAAGCGAACCTCGCGCTTGCCGCCTACGACTTCGCCGAGCCTCCGCTCCTCACCGATGAGGAGGTCGAAGAGGTTCTCGCCAAGGTTGATGACCTCGTCTCCTGGGCAAACGACATCAAGGAATACGCCCTGCAAGCCGCCATCAGCGGTAAGGCGTGGAACGGATGGAAGGTTGTCGAGGGACGCTCCAACCGCAAGTACACCGATGAAAGGCTTGTAGCCGCTGCGGTCATTGCCGCCGGTCACGACCCCTATGAACAGAAACTGCTCGGCATTACCGAGATGCAGAAAACGCTTGGCAAAGCCAAGTTTGACGAAATCCTCGGCCGCTTCATCACGAAGCCCCAGGGAAAGCCCACGCTCGTTCCGATGTCCGACAAGCGTCCGGCTATGAACACAGCGGCATCAGATTTTGAAAATTAAAGGAGTAAACGATTATGTCTAACAACACCACCAAAGTCAACAACCCCATGAAGGTCATCACCGGCAAAGACACTCGCTGGTCTTACGCAAACGTCTGGGAAGCCAAGTCAATCAACGGTGGCGCACCCAAGTTCAGCGTTTCCCTCATCATTCCCAAGAGCGATACCGTCACCGTACAAAAGATTAAGGCTGCCATCGAAGCCGCCTATCACGAGGGCGAGGCGAAGCTCAAGGGCAACGGCAAGTCCGTCCCGGCTCTCTCCGTTATCAAGAATCCTCTGCGTGACGGCGATACCGAACGCCCCGATGATCCCGCCTACGCAGGGTGCTACTTCGTGAATGCCAACTCCACGACCGCTCCCGGTATCGTGGACGCTGACCGCAATCCCATCCTTGTCCGCAGCGAGGTCTATTCCGGCGTGTACGGCAGAGCCTCCATCAACTTCTACGCTTTCAACAGCAACGGAAATCGCGGCATTGCCTGCGGTCTTTACAACCTTCAGAAGATTCGTGACGGTGAACCCCTCGGCGGTAAGGCTTCGGCTGAATCCGATTTCGACACCGATGACGATGACGATTTTCTGGCATAAGGAGGGCTGAATCATGACTGAAACCATTACCACCATCCTCTGTATCGGACTCCTGTCCATCTACGCTCTTCTCGGAGTGACCTTCCTGATCCACTCCATCGCTGACATCTTCGACAATCGCCGCAGGGCGAAGCGTGAGGAAGAGCGCGAAAAGCGTGACCTCGAATACCACGAGATGCGCATGAAGGAATTTAAGTAATCAACCGCCGTGGGCGGTGGGAGCGATCCTGCCGCCCTTTACGGCTATGTGAGGTGACAACTTTTGAAAACCATAAGTATTGATATCGAAACATACAGCGGCACCGACTTAAACAAGTGCGGTGTTTACAAATACACGGAAGACCCGGACTTCGAGGTGCTTCTCTTCGGCTATGCCGTGGATGGAGGTGAAGTCCATGTGGTCGATCTGGCTCTCGGCGAAAAAATACCGGCAGACATTTCCGCCTCGCTGACCGATGAAAATGTGCTGAAGTTCGCCTTCAATGCTAATTTTGAACGAGTGTGTCTCTCTCGACATCTCGGGCTGCCCACGGGCAAATACCTCGACCCGTCTTCCTGGCGATGCACGATGGTGTGGGCGGCATATATGGGACTGCCGCTTTCACTACAGGGTGTCGGTGCGGTGCTGAACCTCGACAAACAGAAGCTTACCGAGGGCAAGGAACTCATCAAATATTTCTGCTCACCGTGTACTCCGACCAAGAGCAACGGCGGCAGAACACGTAACCGCCCGGAAGATGCCCCGGAGAAGTGGTCACTCTTCAAATCCTATAACCGCCGAGATGTTGAAACTGAAATGGGCATACAGCAGAAGCTCACGAAGTTCCCCGTGCCGGAGTTCGTGTGGGATGAATACCACATTGATCAGGAAATCAATGATCGCGGAGTCCGGCTGGATATCCCCCTCGTAGATACAGCCATCCGCATGGACGCCGCTTCAAGACAGGAACTGATGGACGATATGCGCCGCATCACCGAATTGGAAAATCCCAACTCGGTAACACAGATGCGGTCGTGGCTTGCCGACAACGGACTGGAAACGGATACCCTCGGCAAAAAGGCGGTCAATGAAATGCTGAAGACCGCGCCGCCGGAACTCGCCGATGCCCTTGTTCTCCGTCAGCAGCTTGCCAAGTCCTCGGTGAAAAAGTATCAGGCGATGCAGAACGCTGTGTGTTCGGACGGCAGAGCCAGAGGTATGTTTCAGTTTTACGGTGCCAACCGCACCGGGAGATGGGCAGGCAGGCTCATTCAAATGCAAAATCTGCCCCAGAACCATCTGTCCGACCTTGCCGAAGCGAGAGGGCTTGTCCGCAGCGGTGATTTTGAAGCCGTGAAGATGCTCTATGAGGATGTGCCGGACACGCTGTCGCAGCTCATCCGCACCGCCTTCATCCCCCGTGAGGGCGCGATGTTCTATGTGGCTGACTTCTCGGCAATCGAAGCGAGGGTCATCGCATGGTTCGCCGGAGAGTCGTGGCGGCAGGAGGTCTTCGCCGAAGGCAAGGACATCTACTGCGCTTCAGCATCGCAGATGTTTCGAGTGCCGGTCGAAAAGCACGGTGTCAACGGACACCTCCGTCAGAAAGGCAAAATCGCTGAACTGGCTCTCGGCTACGGCGGCTCCGTGGGTGCTTTGAAGGCAATGGGAGCATTAGAGATGGGCTTGACCGAAGAGGAGCTTCAGCCGCTTGTTCAGGCTTGGAGGGCGGCAAACCCCAACATCGTCAAGTTCTGGTGGGACGTTGACCGTGCCGTGCTGACCGCTGTCCGGGATAAGGCCACGACAGAAACCCACGGCATTCGTTTCCTCTGCCGCAGCGGAATGCTCTCCATACTCCTTCCGTCCGGCAGAATGCTCAACTATGTCAAACCGAAAATCGGTGAAAACAGGTTCGGCGGCTCCTGCATTACCTATGAAGGTGTCGGCGGCACAAAAAAATGGGAACGGCTCGACAGCTATGGTCCCAAGTTCGTGGAGAACATCGTTCAGGCAACGGCGAGGGACATCCTTTGCTACGCCATGAAGACCCTTCGCTGCTGTTCGGTCACGATGCATATCCACGATGAACTGGTGATCGAAGCCGACCCCCGTGTATCCCTTGACACTATCTGTGAGCAGATGGGCAGAACGCCGCCGTGGGCAAAGGGACTGCTCCTCCGGGCAGACGGGTATATCACGGAATTTTATAAGAAAGATTGAGGTAAATCCTATGGGAATAAACAAGTTCAATGCGGAGGGTTATTACGACCCCACCGCATATGAGGCAATGACAAACATTGCAAAAGAGGAAAAAGCGTTCTTCGCATTCAGACCCGTGGTATATATCTGCTCACCCTATGCCGGAGATATTGAGACGAACGTCAAGGCGGCGCAGAGATACAGCAGATTCGCCGTGGACAGCGGCTATCTCCCCATCGCTCCGCATCTGCTGTTTCCGCAGTTCATGGATGACAGCAATCCGAAAGAGCGTGAGCTTGCCATGTTCTTCGGAAATGTGCTGATGAGCAAGTGCGCCGAATTATGGGTCTTCGGAGATCTGATTTCAAGCGGCATGGCTGCCGAAATTGACCGAGCCAAGCGTAAGAACTATGCCATCCGATATTTTAATTCCGACCTTAAGGAGGTAACCAAAAATGCGTGACCTGCCAATCGCCTACGGCAATAGCTGCTACGCAAAGACCTGGGCGAATAAAACCACCACATGGGAAGACTTGTGCGAAAGGCTGAAAACCACCATCCGCACGACCGAATCCGTGGAGGAATATCCGAAACTCAAGAAGGATGACCGTGACCGTGCCAAGGACAAAGGTGGCTTTGTCGGTGGCAATCTCAAAGGTAACCGCCGTAAGCGTGAGACCGTGGCTTGCCGTTCCATGCTGACGATGGACGCAGACCATGCCGAGATTGGTTTTATCGACCGTTTCGCCTCGGAGTGCCGGTACTCATCCTGTCTCTATACCACCCACGGACATACACCCGAACAGCCTCGCTGCCGCATCATCGTGCCGCTGACGAGGGACATAACCCCGGACGAGTATGTGGCTATCGCCAGATACTTCGCTTCCGATTGGGGCATCGACCAGTTTGACGAATGCTCCTACAAGCCGAGCCAGCTCATGTATTGGCCGACAACTCCGGCAAACGGTGAATTCATCAGCAAGACCACCGAGGGCGAATGGCTCGATCCCGATGTATATCTCACGGCGCATCCGAACTGGAAGGACTGCTCTCTGCTTCCGACCTCCTCCCGTGAAAGTTCCGTCCGTGAGGCAAGCGGCAAAAAGCAGGAAGACCCTCTCGCCAAACCCGGTGTGGTGGGCGCATTCTGCCGTGCCTACGGTATCGCCGCCGTGATTGAAACCTACCTCGCCGATGTATATGAGCCTTCCGCAATGGAGGGGCGTTACAACTATATCCCCGCCGACTCATCTGCCGGTGTCGTGGTCTATGATGACAAGTTCGCATACAGCCACCACGCCACGGACCCCGCCTGCGGCAAACTGCTGAACGCTTTTGACCTCGTCCGCATCCACCGCTTCGGCGATGATGACGAGAAGAAGTCCTTCAAGCAGATGACCGAACTTGCTCTCTCGGACGATACGGTCAAAGAGAATCTTGCTGCCGAGCGTATCGCTCAAGCCGGAGAGGATTTCTCCGATGATGCCGACTGGCATAAGCGGCTTCACTTCGTACCCCGCTCCGGGGCATTGGAAAACAGCGTGTGGAACTTGAACCTCATCCTTGAAAACGATCCCGACTTGCAAGGCTTCGCTTTCAACGATATGGCGAATCGCATCCAAGTCACAGGTGAAATGCCGTGGGACCGTCCCGAAGGAAACTCTTTCTGGAGGGATGCCGACTCTGCCCAGCTTAAATCGCTCGTGGATATCCGTTACGGCGAGTTCACCACACGAAACTACGACGTCTCCTTTACCAAGGTGGCAGATGACCGTCATTTCCATCCTGTGAGGGATTACCTCAACGGACTCCCCAAGTGGGACGGCGTGAAGCGTGTCGAGGAACTGTTCATCAAATATCTGCAGGCTGACGATACGGAGTATGTCCGTACCGTCACGAGAAAAACCTTCGCCGCCGCTGTTGCGAGGGTGATGTGTCCCGGCATCAAGTTCGACTGTGTGCCGGTACTTGACGGCGAGCAGGGCATCGGCAAGAGTTCCATCGTAAAAGACCTCGTCACACCCGAATACTACTCCGAATCCCTCTCGCTGACGGATATGGACGATAAAGCCGGAGCGGAAAAACTGCAGGGCTTCTGGGTGGTCGAAATCGGAGAACTCGCCGGAATGAAAAAAGCCGACATCGAAAAGGTGAAATCGTTCCTCTCCACCTCTGATGACAAATACCGTCCGAGCTACGGTAGAGTGGTCGAAAGCCACCCCCGCCAGTGCATCATCATCGGCACGGTCAACGGTGAACGCGGCTACCTCCGTGACATCACGGGCAACCGCCGCTTCTGGATCATCAAGGTTCATCAGAAAACACAGAAGCAGAACTGGCACTTTACACAGGCTGACCGCGACCAGTTCTGGGCAGAAGCGAAAGCCATCTGGGAGTCCGGCGAAAAGCTGTATCTCGAAGGCGATATCCTCGCCGAGTCCGAGAAGGCGCAGCGGAACGCTATGGAGGTGGACGAACGTGTCGGCATGGTCGAGGAATATCTGAACACCCTCCTTCCCGAAGGATGGGACGATATGGATGTGTATGCCCGTCGCAGTTTCCTCTCCGGCGATCCGACCGCTGTCAAAGGCGCCACGGAACGCACGACCGTATCCAATGCGGAAATATGGTGCGAGTGCTTCGGCAAGAACCTCTCCGAACTGAAGTCTGCCGACAGCTATGCCATCGCTGCCCTTATGACGCAGATTCCCGGTTGGAAACGCGGTGCCGCCGCCAAACGACTGCCCCTCTACGGTAAGCAGCGAATTTACGAAAAAGGCTAACTGCGGAACAAGATGCGGAACAGGAACAACTTTTTCCCTTATATTTGTTCGGCGATAAAGAGATAAAGACCCGCATATACGCACGTATAGGAATATAAGGAAATGGTTGTTCCACTCGTTCCGTTGTTCCAGAAAGGACAAATATGAAAAGCGAAAAACAAATAGAACAGGGTCTCGTCAAAGCCGTGAAAAATATGGGAGGCATCGCTCCCAAGTTTGTCAGTCCCGGTTTTGACGGAATGCCCGACCGCATCGTGCTTCTTCCTTATGGGAAGTTTGCATTTGTGGAAGTAAAGGCTCCGGGCAAAAAGCCCCGTCCGTTGCAGGTATCAAGGCATGGCTTGCTTCAGCATCTCGGTTTCAAGGTGTATCTCCTTAACGATATGAACCAGATCGGAGGGATTCTCGATGATATACGAACCGCATGACTATCAGATATATGCCATCAACTTCATCAAGGAAAACACCATCGCCGCCGTCCTGCTGGATATGGGCTTGGGTAAGACAAGCATCACGCTGACCGCCATCAACGACCTCCTTTTCGACAGCTTCGATGTACGGAAGGTTCTCGTTATCGCTCCGCTGCGTGTGGCACGGGATACATGGACTGCCGAGGTCGATAAGTGGGATCATCTCCGGCACCTCATCTGCTCCGTGGCCGTCGGCACCGAGGCAGAACGCAAAGCGGCTCTCCGAAAGAAAGCCCACATCTACATAATCAACCGTGAGAATGTCTCATGGCTCATCGAGGAAAGCGGCATCCCGTTCGACTTCGATATGGTGGTGATCGATGAGCTTTCCTCCTTCAAGAACGGCAAGGCAAAGCGGTTCAAGAGCCTGCTGAAAGTCAGACCTCTTGTGAAACGCATCGTAGGTCTGACCGGCACTCCCGCTGGAAACGGTCTGATGGACTTGTGGGCAGAGTTCAGGGTTCTGGATATGGGCAAACGCCTCGGACGGTTCATCTCCAACTACCGTCTCAACTACTTCACCCCTGACAAGCGCAACGGTCAGATCGTGTATTCCTATAAGCCGCTGCCGTTCGCAGAGCAGGCAATATATGATGTCATCTCCGACATCACCATTTCGATGAAGTCCACCGACCACCTAAAAATGCCGGAACTGGTCAGCACAGCGTATCCCGCCGTAATGAGCGATGCGGAATCGCAGATCTATGAGGATTTTAAATCCGAGTATGTGATGAAACTCGGAAAGGACAAGGAAATCACTGCCGCCAATGCCGCCGTCCTCTGCGGAAAGCTGACGCAGATGGCAAACGGTGCGATTTATGACGAGTTCGGCGAGTGCCATCTCATCCACGACCGCAAACTGGACGCTTTGGAGGACATCATCGAAGCCGCCAACGGAAAACCTCTTCTGGTGGCGTACTGGTATCAGTCCGACTGTGACCGCATCGAAAAACGGCTGCACGAACTGCATATCCCGTTTTCGAGGATGGACAGTTCCGAAAGTATCCGCAGATGGAACAGCGGCGAGCTTCCCGTTGCCCTTATCCATCCGGCATCTGCAGGACACGGGCTGAATCTTCAAAGCGGCGGCAGCACCATCGTGTGGTTCGGCATGACCTGGAGCCTTGAGCTTTACAGTCAGACGAACGCAAGGCTGTGGCGGCAAGGTCAGATCTCCTCCACCGTGGTGGTCATGCATATCATCACCGCCGGCACCATTGACGAGGACATTATGAAAGCCCTTCAGCGAAAGGAGAAAACGCAGTCCGCATTGATAGCGGCAGTTAAGGCCAATCTGTGACAATCTATGAAAATCCGTGCCAATCCGAGAAATATAAAAAAATCGGAGGTACAGAATATGACCCCTTTTGAAGAACTGGCAAATGCCATCGTGATCCAAGCGGCGAAGGACTATATGAAAGCCCTGAAAAAGCTGAAAAAATATCCGAGGGATGCAGAAGCAAAGCAGACGAGGAATGATTGTGAGAGTTTCTTCCGTTCCTCGTGGTACAGCACATTGACTTCGGTTGATGGAGAGCTTCTGATGCGAAAACTGCAAATGGAGGTGGCGGCATGACGGCAAAAGAATACTTGAGTCAGGCATACCGCCTCGATCAGCGTATCAACTCTAATATCGAAGAGGTCACCATGCTTCGTGAAATGGCAAACAGTATATCCTCGCCGTCATGGGGCGAAAAGGTGCAGACTTCCCGCAGTACGGAAGCCCCCTTTGTACGGAGCCTTGAGAAAATCATGGACTTGGAGGATACCATCAACAAGGAAATCGACACCCTTGTCTGTCTGAAAAAGCAGATACGAACGGTCATTGAAGCTGTGCAGAATACGGATGAGCGGCTCGTTCTCCGTTACCGTTACATCCATAACTGCACATGGGAGCAGATAGGAAACGAACTGAATGCCGATGCGAGAACCATTCGCCGCTGGCACGGTGAGGCTCTCCTCAAGGTAAAAGTCCCCGAAAACCCCATCGTCATATAA